TCTATCCAGCTTACTAGGTCTGGTTGCCACTTAGCTAGCTCTTTACGTGCCAGTGCCCAGGCGGTAAACGCTTCTGCAAAGCGCTCGTACTTGTTTACTGAGCCATAGTAAGTAACGGGTAATGCACCTTTTAGTAAGTCGGGGGCGCTGGCGTAGTAATGCACTTGGTGCCCCAGTTCATGCAACCATGTGGCAATAATGCTGTGAGCGTGGTTTTTATCAAGCACATTTGTAACCGCCGATATTGAATGATCACGTTTTAGGGTTTGTCCTTGATATTTAAATTCGTACTTACCTGCATTGTTAGCGGCAGTTTTAACGCTAAGCGCGGCGGCATCTTTAACTGCTTGCATGTCTACTTTGGCTAAGTTTTGGCTGGCTTTTACTTTTACCACTACGTGCTCAAACCCCACTGAGGTAAAACCGCCTACGTTTTTAGCACCGCGTATGGCGTATTGCATACGGGCGTAAAAGTCATCTACGCCTAAGTACTCGCCTACTTCACTGCGTATGGCGGCGTTTGCTTTAGAACCGGCGCTCATTTCGTTGTTTTTTACAAATACCGTTTTGGTTTTTTTGGCGGTTAGAAAGTCGTTTAAGCGGTTAATTACGTCATCATCTAACTGGGCCAATAACGGATCGAGCTTTAAAGCAGTTACGTTTTTAGCGGTGCTAAACGCCGATGGAACTATGCGCGCTGCCTCCAATGCGGCTGCGCGCTGTGGCAAAGTAGGCGTTTGCGCAACTTGCTTTTTAACCTGGCTTGTAAGCTGCTGGGTATTTGTGGGCGTGTAGTCAAAGCCCGGATCAATACCGCGTGGTAGCTCATGCTCTTCACCCGTTTTTTTATTAGTCCAGGTGTAGCTGCCGCTATCGGGTGCGGTGCCTACGGTTAGGCCACGGCGTTTAAGCTCACGCTCGCTTAGGCTAAATTTTTTACATTTACAGCCCCAGCCGTTTTGCGGGCTGTGGGTGTCCCACCATGGATCATCAACAGGTAAAACCAAGTTATTCCATTTTAAATGCAGTACGCGCGGTGTTGCGCTATCGCCATGCTTGTATAGTGCATAAGGGCGGCTGGCTTTAAGCGCGTGTATTTGCCCCTCACGCCCTGCGTTGTAGGCTTGGCGTATATTAGTTTCGTATATTAACTGGCTGCGCCATGCGGGTTCGCCATTGTGCTCCCATCCGTAACGCGCCTTGATATTATCAAACTCTTTTTGAAACCAATTTAAGCTTTTACCTTCGCTTATGGCTTTATTTACTGAGGTGTAAAAGTCGTTGAGCATGTCGGCTTTGGTAACGCCAGCCACCATAAATGCGCGGTTATGGGCGCTTTGCCATACATCATCCCAGCTATCTGTTGGGGTATTTAGCTTTTGCCTAAAAAAGCTTATGCCATCATCAAACGGTAATGAGCCATATCTAACAGCCATTTAACGCCCCTCATCCACTTCTAATGCGCCTAGTAATTCGCTGGCTGCCATGGCCTTTGCCATTAGCTCGGTAAAGCCCTCGGTGCTTATTTGTGGCTCTAGTTCTAGTATGCCGTCGCGTATTTCTTCTAAGCTGCTGGCGTTTTTAACCAGCTGCGTTACGGCATCGCTCATACTGTTTAGGTGGGTTTGTGCTTGTGCGGCCAGCTGTTCAGCAACTAAATCGGCGTTGTCTTTTTGGGGTGCTGATTTAAGTGCTGCAAAGCCTTTTAGCGCTGCGGCTGGCTCAGTTGGGGTTGTTGTTGGGGCAAGGCTTAAAATGGCCTCGCCCGCTTCTGGTAGTGGTATTTTAGTTTTTTCGCTTACCCATTTTGCCGGTATTGGGTAGTTAACTTCGGTGAGTATTTTAAGCGCTGGCGCTAATAATGCGATGTCGTCGGCCTCGCTAATATCAAATTTAAAGCGCGGAATACGGCGCGTACCTGAGTAGCTTTTAGAATTAAGCGCGTGCATAGGGTAAATAATATCGCGCGTAATAGTGTTTGCTACTTGTTTTAAATCGCTCTGCGTTATGTCCTCTAGCACCTCTTTGTGAATGTTACCCAGCGCATTGGTGCTGCTTTTGCCGTCGGCTTGGCTGGTGAGCGTTGCACCTAACACCGCTTTACTTTGGGTGCTTTCACACCATTTTATCATGGCTTCAAATGGATCTGATTGCCCGTTGGCAGCGTTTTGAAACTCTATTTCCATACCCTTTGGAATAATGCCGCCTGCGTTATGGCCAATGCTAAGCACGGCACGCAACAGGGTTGATTTTTCATCGTCGCTTGCACCATTAGGGTATTTACCTAAACGCAGTGGTAGGCCGTAAATCTCTAGGAACTCAGCAAGGTCGCGTATTGAATAGTTTTTAAATAAGTACGGCCATGCCACGGTAGAGGTTAAACCGGTGCGGTGTATATAACCCGATTTACTACGGTGCACATGCGCACACCAACCAAACGGGTTAAGCGCTTGGCCTGTGTAACTGTTGTCGCGCAGCATAAGCTGATTGCGGTTGTCGGGGTGGGTTTGAAATAGGTTTTGGTCGCGAAATTCGTAACCGGTAATAATATGCTCGCCGCTATCAAACGCCCAGTTAAGCTCGTTACATGAAAACGATTTTAGTATTGCGTCGCTGCAATCAAAAATTAAGTCATCTAGCCAGGTCGCATCCTCTAATATTTCTTGTATTGCTGCGGCGTCTTTTTCTTCTTGTGGGGTGGCATTACGTGGCGGCTCTACAGACCAATCAAACTTAAGCCAGCCTCTGCGGCGCTTAGCTAGTTCACTGAACAAGTGGCCGTCTTTGTCTTCCATGTCTTTTGCCAAATCAGCCATGGCCGCTAAGTTACCTGCGTCGGCTTCTTTGAGTAGTTGCGCTAATTTTGCAGGGGTGAGCGATTCGCTTGGGTGCTCAGCAAATTGGCGCATAAGCATGCCAACGCGGCTATCTTGCTCGGTTTGAGTTTGCTTAAAGTCGGTTGATTTTAGCGGGTTGCCGTGAATATCTACTATTTGGGTCATGGGTTTACTCTTATGATGGGCTTAACGCTTAACACGTATATATCAAACGTTTTAGTGTGTTGGTGGGCCTTGGCTAAATTGGCGGCGGTTATGTCTAGCTGCTGTACTTGTGCGGTGAATATCTCTTGATAAAACACTCTAAAGCGTGGCATTACCACGCAGCCTTACGATCACTTGCCATATCGTCGCTGTGGTCAGGCCGCAGGCTGTTTATGCTCTGCTGGGCTTTACTTGGCAGTGGTGTAAATTCTATAACGCTGCCGTCCATTTCAGCGGCGCGGATTAGCATAGCGATTGATACGGCGCTATCACCGTGGCGTTTGTTGCCGTCGGTGCCGGTGTTTTTACCCTTATCTACCTGCGCAATACCGTTTTTAAGTTTAATTTGGCCTAGGTCGTCTAGTACGTCTTGGTCTTTTGGTAGCGTTATGTTGTCGGTTTCAAAGTAGTCTTTTAGTTTTGGCATCCATTCGCGATACCAGGCTTGTGATAAATGCACGCTATCTACTAGCTCGGTGCCGTATTTTAGGCTTGCGGCTTCGGCTAAGTAACCGCCGTTACCTGTGGCATCAAACGCTAGGCCGCGCAGTTTTGGTAAGCGGTCACAAATATACAGCATGATTTGCTTTTGCTGCTCGTAGGTAACGTTGCGCAGCTCTACCATAAAGGGCACAACTAGGCGCGTGTCTTGGTTTATTTCACCAATACTGAATACGGTTAAATCGCCTTTACGGGCAAAATCTTCACCAAAAGCATGGGTTAGATCAGGATTTAACCCACTGAGTAAATCATCACAATTTTGCTCGCACCACGTACTAACATCTTTTACGCGCTGCTCTTCACTCCAGCTTTCAAAGTCCGTGGGGGCTGTGTAACGTATAACTTTGCAGTCGTCGCTTAGGGCACGTTCACGCAGGCGGCGGCTTAGGTATTGCCCTGCGCCTTGGCTTGGTACGCAGTACAACTCTTCGTTTGCGGCATCTTGCGTGGGGTAAAAACCAACTTGGTTAGCTAGCCATTCGTCTTCTTTTTGTTGCGTCCACTCTTGCCCACTAACCAAACAAATACGTTTATATAGGCCGTGTTTAAGTGCTTTATCAATAGGAATATGATGCACGGAATACTTTTTAGTGCCGCGCCTGGCTTGAGTTATTAGGGTGTTAAATAGGTTATCTACCCCGTTATGGGTCGAAATAATACGTACTCGCCCGCCCCACATGGTGAGTGCCATAGCGGCTTTAAGTACTTCGTCTAGTTTGTCGTGAAATGCCGCTTCGTCAATAACTACGTTGCCTTGGCGGCCACGCAAGTTACGTGGGTTAGAGCTTAGGGCTACTATTTTTTTACCAGTACTGGGGAATTTAATTTCAAAGGTGTTGATTGAGCGCTTTGAGCCGTCGGGGTCTTTTTCTTCAAATATGCCCTCTTCTACTTCACCCATAACCATGTTGAGCTTTTGCGCCCAAAATGCACAGGCGTCTATAAACTCCTTAGCCATTTCTTTATCTGAGCCAAGGTAATAGGTGTTTTGCGCGCCTTTACTGGCGCA